CAGACTGGTGGTAAGAACTACATCGATTTCTCTCCCAATCAGATTCTATATGCAGATCTTGACATGTTTGGTCCGGGTAATATCAATGACCCTCGTTCCCCTCTTGAATTCGCTGTGAAGGCATTCAATCAGTTGAATGCAATCGAAGACTCCATTACGATGTATCGTATCCAATGGGGTAGTGAGAAACTCATTTTCAAGATCGATACTGGTCTTATGCCTAAGCCTAAAGCTGAAAAGCACATGAAAGACCAAGCAAAGATTTTCTCTCGTCGTGTTGACTATAATACAGCAACAGGTGAAATCACCAATGCTGGGCGTGTGATTGGTCTGGGTGAACATTTCTTCATTTCAACTAGCAGTCAGAGCCAAGGTTCCGATATTCAGCGTCTAGATAGCGGTGATAACATTGGAAACATCGAAGATCTTAAGTATTTCAAGCGTAACCTTGTAAATGCTATGATGGTTCCTCCGGGTCGTATTACTGCATTGCAGGGCGATGGTGAGAATTTCAGTAACGGTAAGATCGGGGAAGTAACTCAAGCAGAAATCGCCTTTGCTCGTATGGTGCAACGTTACCAGATTCCTTTAGATGAAATTCTTACTCGATTGTTCGTCATGGTATTGAACACAATGCCTGAAATTTCTGATGACATTAAGCTTGAAGAAAATTTCGGTATAATATTCAATAAGGCAAACGCTTTCCAGAACTTCATTGATGCTGAGGTCATGAATACCAACCTCGATACATTCGACAAGATTATGAAGAATGTTAAAACCGAAGAAAATGTAGGTGGTGTACTGTCAGTTGAATACGCTTTACGTAAAGGATTGAAGCTAAGTGATGCTGAAATAGTGCAGATTCGTGAGCAGATCCGAACCGAGAGAAAGCTTGCTGAGGAAGATGAGTAGTAATTTTTCGATAAATTATAAACTTAGGATATATGAAGAGTAATAATAAAAAACGGATCAAAGCTTTAGTTAGCGGTCTCATGGCTAATGATGAAACTCGTGTTAAGAATTTAGTACGAGAGTTGACTGAAAGTATTATTCCTGAAAAGGAAGATGATATCATGGATATTATTACCGAAAGTTTTAAGGGGGAGACAAATGTCTAAGCCAATCGGAAATCTTCTTCAGGAAGAAATTGAATTTAAGACCTCCGTGATGTACGAAGATGCTATTGACCTTGCTGGTAAGAAAGTAAAACGTCTGAAAGTAGAAGGTATTGCAATCGTTTGTGACATTCCGGGGATTAATGGTCGTTCGTATCCATTGAATATATTGAAAGCTGAAGTAGCTAGATTCAATGATAAATTCGTGAAGACGGGTCGTGCTGCTGCCGAACTTAACCATCCACGTCTGACTCCAGAAGGTGAAGGTAAGGATTATTCTGTATTCGAAATGAATCTCATGAAGACATGTGCTCTGATTGAAGAACTTCGATTCGAAGGAAAGAACCTTTACTGTAAGATGGTTATCGTTGAGGATCATCCAGCGGGTCAGGCTATCGCAGCTCTTATCAAAGCTGGATATGTCCCGGGATATTCTTTGCGTGGTGCTGGTTCTGTAATCGATACTGGTATGGGTTACTATGAAGTGGCTGATGACTATCGACTGATTACTATTGATATTGTTGGTAACCCATCTTTCGATGACAAGGCTTTGATTAAGCCTAAGTATGAAGCCCTCATGTCTACCAGTGCAAAGATTCTCACCGAATCCGTTAACATTGCTAGAAGAGAAATGCTTTATAACCGTGATGTCATGGTTGGGTTCAAGAAATTTGACAAGGTTGCATTCGAAAGCTGCATCACTGACATGAGACGCAGTGGCGACCTTTAAGGAGTAAACGATGGGATTCAAATTAAAAGGTGTGGTTTCTGACGAACAATTGAAGGCTCTGTCGCCCGAAGCGATTTCCTCAATTGAAAAATCGATTAATGAATCAATGGATGCCAAGTTGGAATCCATCGAGTCTGATAATGCACGTAAGTTCGAAGAATTGGTTCAGAACCTCACAGATAAGTTCGATAAGCAAGTTAGTAACGTGGTTGTTGAAAGTGCTCGTGCGAATACAGGGAATCTGGTCAATCAGAAACTGTATAACATTGTGAAGGATATTGCAAATCTTCTTGAAGGTGCAGGTATCACTACAACTGAAAAGACTAAGGAGCTTAGAGAAAAGCTCAAGAAAGCGGATGAAAAGCTCGAACAGTCTTACGAAGATCGTGAAGCGATCAAGGATCAATTGGATGATGAGATGAAGAAAAATCTTATCTACACTAAACTTCATGGGATGAAGCCTGAAGTGGTTGATCTTGCTATCGAAACTTTCAAAGATAAAGACATCCGTGAAATTGATGACGAAGCGATTCAAGCATTCCTTAGTGGTGATTTCACTGATTTGGTTGCTGATTCGGTTGAAGGCGATAATTACACAGGTGATCTCAATCTGGATCAGGTTCGTGATGCACTGGCTGAAATCGATGAAGGTAGACGTGTCCCAAAGGGAAGTGAAGTATTCGAGAGTCTTGGTCGTGGACTGAAGTCACAACGTGCGGCTTCTTCGCCTAACGTAACTCAGGCTGATCTTGATAATTCGGTTGCACTAACTGAATCTTATGGTGCTGGTGTCGATAGTGAAGCTATTGAAACAATGAATAAGATTGCTGAGTTCCGTGATTTCGGATATAATTTCCAGTAAGGATTGATAATTCATAGAATTATCGAAAATTACAAATAATCGCCAATTAATAACCAAAATTCTATATTACATACACATATGGGCACCAAAAGTGCCCTTTTTTTCATTTTCAATGCAGATTACCGGATATTCATAAAAATAGCGGAAATTCGGCTATAAACACTATATGAAGACTAATGATAGCACTTGCTATTACGAGGTATATCGAAAATGAAAAAGGTACAAAGAAAAAGCTTGATCCAGAAGTGGGCACCTGTGCTCGAATCTGACATCGGTGCTCCAATCAAGAGCCAGACACAGGCATCTGTTATGGCAACTGTTTTGGAAAACCAAGTTAGATTGAACAAGGGCTTCCTTCCTGAATCTGCAAACGTTACTGGTGACGTAGAAGTTTACCAACAGTATGCACTTCCTTTGATTCGCCGTCAGTTCCCTGAACTGCTTGCGATGAACACTGTTGCTGTTATCCCTACCACCACTCCACAGGGTATCTACTTTGCTCTCCGTTATCTTTATGACGGCACTACAAAGGCTGGTACTTTCCGTAATGGACAGAAGAAAGAAATTGGTTTCGACCTTGACACCGACCACACTGGTGCTCAACCCGGAACTGGTGCACCTTGGTCTACCGCCGAAGGTGAATTCCTTTCTAACTACATGGAAAATGGAACCACTCTGAATACTTTCGAAACTGACGGCACAACCGTTGGTGGAAACCGTATCAAGAGAGCTTCTATCAAGGTTATTAAGGGTTCTGTGATTGTTGGTACTCGTGCCATCAAGTCTCACTACACTCTTGAACTTCAGCAAGACCTTGCTGCCGTTCATGGTCAGGACATCGAAGCTCTTCTTCTTGAAGCTCTTCAGTTCGAAATCCAACAGGAAATTGACCGTGAAATCTTGGCTGCAATGAAGTTTGCTGCTACCGCTGTTGGTCTCGGTGGTGAAACCGCTATCCCAGTTAATTTGGCTTCTACCCTCGCTCCAGTTGATGGTCGTTGGGCTGCTGAACGTATCGCTGGTGGTATCGTTAACACTATCTTGGCTGTAGCTCAGAAGATCGCTGTTACTTCTCGTATGGGTTCTGCAAACTTCGCAATTTGCTCCCCTGACGTTGTTGCTGCAATCTCTACTCTGAACAACGGTATTTACATCCCTACTTACATGCAATCTGACATGAACACTCAGCCCGGTGGCGGTGTTGCAGAAGCTGGTGTATTGCTCGGTGGTGGTATCAAGGTATATCGTGACATCTATGCTGAAGAATCTTATGCCCTCGTTGGTTATAAGGGTCCTCGTCAGGGTGAATCTGGTATCATCTTCATGCCTTACATCCCTTACATCTTCACTAAGACTGCTGGACAGGAAGATGGATCTCCACGTTTGATCGTTAAGAGCCGTTACGCTATCGTAGCTAACTTGCTTGGTGCAGGTCAGTTCTACCGCAAGGTTGAATTCGCTAACATCAACAGTGCTATCCTTGGCATCAACAGTGCTGCTGACGTTTATCCTTGGGAAGTTAGCGGTGCTACTTATGACCCTAACCTGCCTCAGGACCTTGGTGGTATCCAGAACTCCGCTGACGCATGTCTCAGTCCTCAGGGTGATACAGGAGACATCAACGTATAAGTTGATTCTCACTAGTTGCAAGTTAGTTTTAGTCTTCATTTCTCTGAACCTTGGGCTTAGCCCAAGGTTCTTTTTTTATATGTATGAATTCAAAAACATATTTTATGTATAAACTCTGGTAAATTAGGAGTACCATAAAATGGCCAAAAAGAAAATTACTTTCGACCCAAACGCTTCTTATATGGAAGAAGCCGCACAACCTGTATATGACGCTGACCTTTCTCAAGTTGAATACGATCCTATGATCGATGGTGGTGATATGCCATATATACCACAAGGTAGGGGAGGACATAATCCATACGCTAATCCATACGCTAATCCAAAACAGCAACAGTATCGACCAATCAATCAGGGATTTGTTGATGTGGATAATATCCAGAATTTCTCAAATCAGCAACGGAACCCACAACAACAGTTTCAACAGCAGATGTATGAAGCATCTCAGGAACCCGGAATTGATTACCGAACTGCTGGTAAAAATGTAGAACTTATGTCAGGTGCCCTTGATGCATTTAACTCGGTTGATAGAAGTACATCCGCTGGTAGCGATAATGAAGTGTATGCAATCGGTGTTGCAATTAAATCGATTCAGGATGCAATCAAAGTTCTCCGAGATGTTGAGTACTGGATTCCCACCACTCATGAGAGACTTGCTCCTCAGTTGAAAAAGGTTGGAACTCCCATTGTGAAAGCCCTTGCTGCATATGCTGAGAAGATTGAACAGTTGAAATAGTGCTTTGTATAAACTATAGAAAAGTACTATTGGTAACATTATGTCGATCTTTTCAAACAATAATTTCTTAATCAGACATGAACACCGAGATTTCTGGTCTGATGTTCAACGTAACGTTGAACGTATCGGTGACGTAGGTAAACAAAGTGATGATTTCAAGGAACGTGCATACAAGCAATTCCAGAATCATGACTATCATAAATTGGCTGAGATTCAGGATGAGTTCATCCCTGAAGATCCACTATATGGTACTCCGGGTCGTCCGAACAATCGAAATTACAATCGCATGGAATATGATGAAGTCGAACGCCATGATGGAAAGGATAATGACAGTGTTAAGAAGGAAGTAAATGATAAGGTAGAAATGAATGTAAATGATATCATTAACGCATTTCAGAAACAAGGTTGGACCCTGAATTCTACAGCATCTGCAATTGGTTCTGATCCTATCACGAAATCTGATTACGATGGCCAAATGACAACTGATAAATAATAATATCCAATAGCAAATACGAAAAGCGACTCATTCGAGTCGCTTTTTGTCTCCCCTCAATGTACTTGTTTAACAGCGATTCACACGACCGAGATCATATATGATCTCATCTTTGTATTTTTGGTTAACCTTAGTTGATTCAACGGTTACGTTGGCTTCCCGCAATAGATGGAATATTACATTCGAATTCAAATTCTTCGAGTTAGATACATGGGTTTCTACTAATTTGGCAAGGATCATTATATTTAATTGAAAGTGTTTATAAATAGTTTATATAGTTAAGTAAATATCGTCATTTTTGACCAATGAGTTTTTATTATGCCCAAACTTCGTTGTACCTAAACTACCTTATTTATCATAGCAATTGCACTCGATTCTAAAACTGTGCTATCGCCTAAGTTGCTAGTAAATAACAAAGCATTAGCACCATTTAAGTATTGCCTTCTACACACCAATTCAATCTCTACTGGAGTTGCTTGCACTAAGGTATTAGATGAAGCCCCTAATTGATACTCATTAGTGTATCTATTATTCGCAGAGTCCCATGAATATCTATGAACCCTAAGTCCTACATAAGCACCGCCACCTGATGGTTTTCTATATGTTGCTCGCCAGACTATATCATAATAAGCAGGTACAGATATATCAAAATAATAAAGCCCCCCATATTGCTTCCATTCAACGTTAGCCCCCGAATTATAGGACTTAGGGTTATATCCTTGCTGTAAGGTTTTATATATACGATTCTGAGAGCCATTGAAATATGCATTGGGGAAATAATAGTCTCCAGTTTCAGTTGTCGAATGAATAACTGAATCAGGGTGCACTAAAGTATCACCCTTAAACACACAGCATTCCTTACCCCCTACATGGATTTGTTGTAAAGGGTTTGAGCTTGTTCCTTTATAAATAGGCATTATAACTCCTTAGTAACACAAATAAATTGCATTGTTATCATTTCTCGATGCTGATATACTTTGATAAACAAATGATGTTGATGGTGCCAAGCCAGCTCCAATCTTAGGCGTAGTGCTCCAGCCAGCAAATGCTCCCCCCTCCCATGATTGTCGATAGTACGGCATACCAGCTTGGTGTGGGTAGTATGTTTGTATTACTGTGCCCTGAAATGCCTCAACTACTAAAAAACCCCACTTATAAGCCTGTACACCATTGATTGTTGGTCCGTTCGCACCACTCCAACCAGCGACATTATAAATACCTACCTTAGTAAAACTATTCCAATCCTCCGATGTAAGTCTCCCAGTTTTTGAATAATCTGACGGAGCTTGTTTGAAAGATATTGACCCCGTAGGAGGAGTAGCAACAGTACCATTTTCGGAATTTAGTTTGATATTGTACGGGCTCTTGAACTCGGTTATGTGGCACCTATCATAAGGCTCACCTTTCCGTGCGTATATGTCATACGTACCTTCTTCTCTCTTATGGTAATATACTCCATAGTTTTGACCTTCATAGGTGGCTAATTCAACATAAGGATTCAGTGCATTAGTGGACTGGAAACGTATCGTTAACCGACATGTTTTATTTGCTCCACGTCTAGATAAAGTGATCGTTATCGGTTCATTTGTATAACCACCAACGCATGTTAGTGAACATACTTTTAACCAACCTGCTGTACCAGATCCAAGCGAAGCCATGTGAAATCTTTGCACCACATTTTGATACATTAAGCTTGAAGGTACTACATCATTACCATCGATAGTCATGTATTGTGCTTTTCGTACATGGCCATATAAAGATGTAGTCCCTTCACCGAAAAATGAAGGATCAAAAAATGCGTGATATCTTTCGGCACCATCAGTGATACCATAACCTGCTAATGTATTAGGTTTGTTCTCTAATTCACTAAAGTCCGTTCCATGTGGGTTGCCTGATGTTTGTGAATGATCATAAGCAACCTTGCCTCTATCACCACGGTAAGCAGTTGACGATGTTTCACCAAGGGCTAAACTAGGGCTGATTTCGGTATACCCAGAGCCATTCCACCTATAAGTAAGATTAGTATCTAAGGTAATATAAATTTTACCGTTTTCACCTGTTGTTGGGAGAGACGAATAACTTTCTACGACAACTACATCATCGACATAGCTTGGTAATTGAGTGGAAGGCACTCTACCTGTAGAATCCAACTCGGCCACCCCATCTGGAATCCCTTTTAACGTTGAATCTAGATATGACGAATCTGCTGTGGTTTTAGTAATATAATCTTGTGAAGTTGTCCATTCTTGGGTAGCTACTTGTTTATTGTTTACAAGTAAGTTATAGGCATTGATATTTCCGTAAACATTACCTCCTGTAAGCGGTAGATATTCATCTAAATCTGTATCATCCGCTTTACTATTTAACACATCTTGCAATCCGGAGATATCATTGATTGATACGTCTGTTATACCATAACCTGCTAATGTATTGGGTTTGTTCTCTAATTCACTAAAATCCGTTCCATGGGGATTACCTGATGTTTGCGAATGATCATAAGCAGCCTTGCCTCTATCTCCTCTATAAGCAGTTGACGATGTTTCGCCAAGTGCTAAACTAGGGCTGATTTCGGTATATCCAGAACCATTCCATCTATATGTTAAATTGCTATCTATTGTGATGTAAATCTTACCATCTTCACCTGTTGTGGGTAAATTAGAGTAACTTGCAAATGTAATCACATCATCAACATAACTTGGTAACTGCGTAGATGGCACTCGGCCAGTAGCATCTAAGGAAGCAATTCCATTATTCTGGCCAATAGCCGAGTTATTAACTTTAGCGTTTAATGCATCTTGTAAGCCATTGACATCAGCAATATTAGTATCTGGATTACTACCAGACTTTATTCGACCATACATATCGACTTCTACTTGTTTGTATGTACCTGCAATCGAATCAATGCCAGTATCTAAAGGCGTATCAATATTAGTTACTATGGCATTCGAACAAGATATGAGTTGAGAATATGAATTTTTAACATCTTGTGTTAATAAATTATCATTTGGTAATTTTTGTAACTCTTCGTTAGCTTCAATGAACATTCCAGCCATTAAAAGATCGAATACTGATTGCATTTTAGCAAAAACAATAGGAGATACTCTATGATCTACTCCATGTTTAATAGCATCTTCTTTGAATCGGTTAACAATAACTTTACCGACCTCTATATTAAATGATTCATCGCTGGCAATTCTAAACGTGTCTTGAATCATATCATCAATGTCACACAAAGCATCATGGATATTTACCTCAATATACTCAGCATCATGACAAATAAAATCACCATTAATTATGTGATCTTTAATTTCCCACTTATATGCCGATACAAATATGCGATTATTCCAGATGCCTATTGTAACATTTGGTTCGATCCCACATAAAGTTGTCTGAGTGATATTAGTCAATTTTACGATTTTATAATTTTTCATAGTCTACCTTTAGGCTTTATAACCTATAATCCAAAAACGTTTGCTGTCGCTTGAACCACCGAATGTTGCTGGTGGCGTTGCCTGATTTTGATCTTCTTTAGCTAAAAATGGTTCATTAGATGCATACATACCGCTTGCAAGTAACAATTGACATCCATTTGCATTACCGCCAACATAGAAGTAATATCTTTGGTTTTTAGTTAACGAACATACTGAAGTTAATGGTGCTGATACAATACCTACTGATGAAGGCGTGAACGCACTTGTCTGACATACAAGATTTAGTGAAGAATCATAAACTGCCAAATAGAGGCTATCTGACCCAGTTTGTGTGATATAACATGCCATAGTATCTATCCCTGTAGAATAAGGCACAAATAAACCTGTTACATGTGAGTAAGTTCCGTCAAACGTTCCCCCTTGATCAGTTGCCATTGATATTGGGAATGTTTCTATATTATTTTCATCGGAATTCGATGGTTCTCCCTGTGGTCCGGTCAATCCCTGAGGTCCAGTCAATCCCTGTGGTCCACTGATTCCCTGAGGTCCACTGATTCCCTGAGGTCCAGTCAATCCCTGTGGTCCACTGATTCCCTGAGGTCCACTGATTCCCTGAGGTCCAGT